GAGGAAATTCTGGCTATTTCATCTATCCAGCACTTCGCAAAATTCAGCCTGAACTAGTGAAGAAATGGGAAGAAGCATTTACGAAGATATTGAAGGAGTGGGATAAATAATGGCTGGAAGTAGAACGCTTAAGTTATCCATCCTTGCCGACGTTGATAATCTCAAAAAAGAACTCGACAAAGGTTCGAAAGAAGTTGAAGGTTTTGGCGGTAAGTTAGAAAAATTCTCCGCTGCTGCGAAAGCGGCCTTTCTTGCCGCCGCTGCTGCGGCTGCTGCTTATGCTGCTAAGTTAGCCGTTGATGGTGTTAAAGCTGCGATTGAAGATGAAGCTGCTCAAAGACGTCTAGCCCTTGCCTTAGAAAATGTAACTAACGCTACCGACGCACAAATTAAAGCGGTTGAGGAACAAATACTAAAAACGTCATTAGCCACCGGCGTTGCCGACGACAAACTTCGACCAGCATTACAACGTTTAGCGGTAGCAACTGGATCGGTAGAAAAATCTCAAGAACTCTTAAGCCTAGCCCTTGACATTTCAGCCGCCACAGGCAAAGACGTAGAGACAGTTACAAATGCATTGGCTAAGGCATACGAAGGCAATAACTCAACATTGACCCGTCTCGGTGTTGGAATTACTGCCGCTGAAGCTAAAACTCTTGGCTTTGAGGGAACTGTTAAGCAACTGTCCGAGACATTCGGCGGCGCTGCGGCAACTCAAGCCAATACTTTTGAAGGCCGAATTGCGCGATTGAAAGTGGCTTTCGATGAAGCCAAAGAATCTGTTGGCGCGGCCTTATTACCGATTATTGAACAATTGCTTAAATTTATTACTGAGACTGCTATTCCTGCATTTGAAAAATTCAAACAAAACGCAATCGATCCCGTTATAAAAGCCTTCAAAGATAATGAACAGGCAATACGAGGGCTTTTCAATTTTGCAAAAGATATACTCGTTCCTTTCCTTAGTTTTACTTTACTTAACAGCCTTAAAGGTCTAAGCACAGTTGCTTCCGTCATAGTAAGTGCAGTTTCAACAGCTCTTAGAGCCTTAGAGCCGATTATTAACGCTGCCATCACAGGAATTAACGCTGTCATTACTGCAAAAAATTTGCTATCTAGTGGCCCAGACACAAAGACAATTCCAAAGGTTAATTTTAATAGCGGTGGCACAAATACAGGATCAAACACAGTCGCTACAAGCAATTTACCTTTCGGGGGTGGTTCAACGATTCCTGGCAAGCCTACGACTGGCGGTGCAAGTAAGGTTGTAGCTGGTGGCACAATTCCATCTGTTTCAGTTGCCGCCGTTCCAACTGTATCAACGGCAGTCATTTCTAATGTGCCAAGTGTTAGTGGAACTCCAAACTTAGGCGCAGTTCGAGCTGGTGAAGCAAAAGATAATATTTACATTAACGTAAACGCTCCAAGTGTTATTGACGAAGAAGGATTTACTCGAGCAGTTATTCAAGCACTCAACACATCAACCAATCGCGGCACTACCGGTGCTGGCGACCTACGGACTAACGCGCAGATTCTATGACCGCTTGGACGCCCGTATGGAGAGTGAGAGCTAACGGCGACACAGTAACCGGCGTAACTCTTGCCAATTTATCTATCACATCTGGCCGAACAGATATTAACTCGCCTACTCCTGCTGGCTATTGTTCTTTGCAGCTAATTAACACAGATAACAGCGTTTATAACTTTGCCGTCAATACTTCCATCCTGATCGAAGTTCAAGATTCCAACGCTGATTATGTGCCGCTCTTTGGCGGTCGCATTTCGGATATTCGTCAAATTGTCACAAGTGCAGGATCAGAGGCCGCAGTAACAACAATCAACATCACAGCCACCGGAGCTTTAATCAGACTTCAACGAGCGACCTTTGATGGCAACTTAGCCGAAGGATTAGACGGCGCACAGATTACCGATTTACTTGATGATTTGTTATTGGCTAGTTGGAATGAACTTCCACCGGCCGAAACTTGGGCTACTTACGACCCAGCGACAGAAACTTGGGCGAATGCTGGTGATATTGGTTTAGGCACTATTGACGCTGGCGAATATACGATGGCAAGCCGACAGATCACAGATCAAGTAATTTCCAACGTAGCCAATCAAATCGCTTCCTCAGCTCTCGGCTATTTATATGAGGATGCTAATGGCAATATCAACTATGCCGATGCAACCCACCGACAGGATTACTTAGTCGCCAACGGATACACCGACCTCGATGCCGCTCACGCAATTGGCGCAGGAATCGGAATCGTCCAGCGACAGGGTGATATAGCCAACAAAATAATTGTTGACTATGGCAACAACTTCAACTCTCAATACATCGCCCAAGACACGGACTCACAGGCCACTTATGGGCTTTACGCCGAGCAATTCTCAAGTTACTTAAAGAACACAGCCGACGTCGAGGATATGGGCGACAGGCTTATCCAGCTTCGAGCTTACCCTCGTTACATTTTCCAATCCATAACCTTCCCACTTCAAAACCCTGAAATAGACGACGCAGACCGAGACGCCCTGCTTAATATCTTTATGGGTCAACCCGTCCGCATCACTAACCTTCCGCCTCAGATGCTCGGTGGCGAGTTCACTGGTTATGTAGAAGGGTGGACGTTTAGGGCGTCGGTGGGTGGGCTTTCGATTACTTTCAACGCTTCACCCACAGAGTTTTCGGCCGTATCCCAACAATGGGCGCAGGTCAACGCAGCAGAAAGCTGGAATAGTGTGCTTAATACCTTAGAATGGCAGGACGCGATAGGAGTGATTAGTTAATGGCAACAACAACGAATTTCGGCTGGGAAACTCCAGACGACACAGATTTAGTTAAGGATGGCGCTCTTGCGATGCGCACACTTGGCAACGCCATAGATACCTCTTTAGTCGATCTTAAAGGCGGAACGACCGGACAAATTTTATCCAAGACTTCCAATACAGATATGGATTTTACTTGGATTACCAATGACACAGGCGATATAACATCCGTCGTTGCTGGTGTGGGAATGAGCGGCGGTGGCACAAGTGGGGCTGTCACTCTAACAAATGATATGGCCTCGACGATTACTGCCGCTGGCGATATTGTTATAGGAACTGGTTCGGGAACATACGACAATCTTCCAATTGGAACGACTGGTCAAATTCTTACCGCTGATACAACAGTCTCACCATATAAAGTCAAATGGGCAGCTGCCGCAGGTGGCGGAAAACTCTTACAAGTTGTTCAAGGCACATATGCAACTGAGACTGATACAACGAGTTCGACGTATGTCAATACGGGCCTAAATGCAAATATCACTCCTTCATCAACGGGCAGTAGAGTTTTAATCTCAGTCTCAATTCCAATCACCAAAATAAGCGATAGTTCAACAAATGGTCTATATTTAAATATTGTAAGAGGTAGCACACAATTATTGGAAGTTAAAGATTTACTTTATGTTGGTTCGGCAACTTACCAATATGGAAGTTGGAGTTTTACTTACGTTGATTCGCCATCTACAACTTCTTCAACAAATTATAAAGTTCAATTCAGAAACAGAACTGCGAGCGGAACAGTTAGAGTGTGCGACGGAGATAAAACATCGGCTATTGTTTTGTCAGAAATAGGAGCGTAAAATGAGCGCAGGTGGAGACGTTTTAAGAAAATTATGTCCTAACGCACAATGGACAATTTACGGGAATGATTATGATTCAATTATCTGGGGCAGCGAAAAACCTGCAATAACTAAAAAACAATTTGATGAAGGTTTATTGCAAGTAGAAAATTGGAAAAATGAAGAACAAGCTGAAATTGAAGCTAGACGTCAAATTTTATTAGACAAATTGGGTATAACTAAACAAGATGCTGAAATTTTATTAGGTAATGGCTAAACTTTGCAAAGCTGGGCAACAACTCAGAGAGCAAGTCGATGACGATTTTCCTGATCGCGACCGGCGTTCTGATGGCTGGGTTGCTGATGCTCGTCATCGGGCTAAAGGCAATTCTGACCATATACCAGACAATAGAGGAATTGTCAGAGCTTTAGATATTGACGCCAATCTAAACGCGCATCCTGAAGAAACTTATGCTTTAGTCGAGAAAATTCGTAAATGTGCTAAGCGCGGCGACAAGCGAATTAAATATATTATTTATGACGGAAAGATTATGAGTCCGATATTGGGATGGAAGCGCCGCAAATACAAAGGGGCTAACCCACATAAATCTCATTTCCATATTAGCTTCACAACTTTGGGAGATAACGACTCTAGCTGGTTCAACCTCGAAGGAGATAATAATGAGCGACCTGAAGAAAATGGCGGAAAGCTGGGCCAAGACGTTTTTAGCAACAGCACTCGCAACATACCTCGCGGTGGGTTGGGATGTCGATGCGATTGCAAATGCGGCGCTAGTATCAGTCTTGCCTAGCATTATTAACTGGCTCAACCCTAATTACGAGCGTTATGGCCGAGTCCGATAATGGATGCCAATACCATCGCTGGATTCGTAGCTTCGGTTCTCGGATCAATCGCCCTTCTTATCGCTGGGCTTCGTTACATAATCAAATTAGAAAATATACCCATAGTGTCGCGCCTTGATAAAATGGAGTCTCAGTTAGAATTAGCCCTATCGAAGAAGGTGGGGGCTAATGGCAACAAGAAAGCGCGTTAAGAAGCCGGTCAAGAAAACAGCTAAATCTCGCCGCACAGTTAAAGAGCTGCCTACAAAACTAGATTTCTGGGCAATCGCCTGCAAAGAGATTTATGAGACTTGCCGCCGTAATGGAATGGATGAGGGCTTAGCTCTTGCTTTTGCTATGGATCGAAGCGCTTGGCCTGACTGGGTTATCGACCCACAAGATCCGATTCGTAAAATCGGGTGGGAAGATGGCGAGGAAGACGTCTAATTTATCTTCGCGAGGTTGAGCTATTCGAGGCGCTTAAAGCCGTTTATCCGGACTTAACGCCACTATCGGCAACCGACCGAGCTGACGGCATTACCCACGACGCATATATCGAGATGAAGTGCCG